GATGTCAGTAAAAGTCATACCCATGATGCCATTCGTGCCGGTAATGCCAGTAGTGTCAGTGATGCCGGAGTCATAACCTCCAGCGCTAGCCAATGGGAGCATTGCTCTAAATCAATCGGAAAGATTGACGGTTTAACGTATCCTAAATTTTTCGGGAAAAATAAATACGGGATAGCTGGACACTGGAAAATAGATAAAACTCTTTTATCAAATGTCAAAACCCTAATCGATCCGTTTTTCGGTTGGGGGGAAACACCATTATTTTGTGCAAAAAATGGAATTGATTTTACAGGGTTGGAAATAAATCCAGATACGATGAACGGCTATATTCTTCCATATATTCTACCTGCATGTAAAAAATGGGGATCGAGTAAAATAGATTTAAGGTGTGTTGATGCATCGATCTTGCAAGAGGATTTAATTTCTAAATTCGATATGTGTTACACAAGTCCGCCATATTTTCAGTTTGAAGAATACGGCTTTCACAATAAAAAAATTTTTAATGAATGTTCAAATTATGAAGATTTTCATATAAAAGTAATAAAACCTATATTTAAAAATGTGAAAAAATACTTAAAAGATGATGGTGTTTTAGCACTGCAGGTAGAGAAAAATACTAGAAGAAAAAACCAATGGCGTGAAGTAATGGAGTCTCTCGGTTTTAAGATTTTAAGTGATTCTTTGACAGGTCAAGAAAAAATAAAATATTCAACTTATAGTAAGAGGGATCAAAATTTATTGATCTTTAATTAGAGAGAATCGATGAATAGACAACAAAACAACTATTTTAAAAATATAGCAGATGAGACAATAGCGCACGGTGCTTTAACAAACTCAAAGCGCCCAAGTTGTTTTGTGCAGGGTGTGTATCCTACGCACATTAAGAAAGGCTTTAAATGTTATCTCGTAGATGTCGATAACAATCAGTATGTCGATTTTATTTGTGGGTTGGGTACTAATTTTTTTGGGTATTCTAACCCTGATATCTCTGAAGCTGTAAGGGAAGTCATATATAATGGCGGCCCTTCGTTTAGTCTTAGTACTGACTATGAGTGTGAATATGCTCAAACATTTATAAACCTCTTTCCTTTCATCGATAAGGTGCGGTTTCTAAAAACTGGCACTGAAGGTTGCATGGCAGCAATCAAAATTGCAAGAGCCTTCACCGGCAGAAAGTGGATTATCTCAGATGGATATCATGGATGGAGTGACCATTTCATCGGTCTTACTCCCCCTGCTTATGGTGTTAGTCCTGATCCATACGTTGCGAGATCAGAAGAAGCATTAAAACCCTCAGACATAGCCGCTTACATCATAGAACCGATCATCACAGATCATAGTTTTGAGAGGATAAAATACCTCCAAAGACTAAGAGAATTTTGTGATAAGCATAAAATTCTTTTAATTTATGATGAGACAATTACAGCGTTTCGCTTTCCTAAATATTGTGCTGCTAGTCATTACAATATATATCCTGATCTATGGATTGGCGGAAAGGCCGTTGCTGGTGGTTATCCTTTAAGTGTTGTAGGTGGAAGACGTGATGTTATGGATAGTGATTATTTTGTTAGCGGTACTTGGGCTGGGGATCGTATATCTCTTGCAGCAGCTACAAAAGCCTTAGATCTAATTCACGGCCCTTATGATCCGATAGAACTATGGACAAAAGGCTTAGACTTTCTATCTGGGTTTAACGCCATCTCTCCAGAAGTGCAGATTGTAGGCTATCCGACACGCGGAGTCATGAAGTACAAAACCCCTCAATTTCAAGCAGCGTTTATGCAAGAGATGTGTCTTGCAGGTGTGCTTTTCGGGCCGTCGTGGTTTTATAATCGCTGGTTAGATGAAGAAAAAGATAATGTATTATCACTAGTAAAATCGGTTGTGCGTAAAATTTTACGCGGTCATATAACACTTAAGGGTGAAATGCCAAAAAGCCCATTTGCAGAAAGGTTTAGAAATGCTCGCTAAATTAAATGTAAAATGTGTTCAGAAGGACAAAAACGAAAAAGAGATAATTGAGTGGAGAGAAATCCTTGTAAATGAAGCAGCAATAGCTAGTTGCATAGAAGTGCCTGAAACAAACACCGCACTGATAAAACTTCTAAATGGCGATCAGTTTTTATTCAAGGGTATTAATTCCGATATTTTGAAAGCATTTATAAATGATCACATATAAAGATCTCGATCCTGTAAGTCTCTATGCTGACATCCCAATCGAAGCAAGAGCATGGCGCAATAATTATGAAATTCGTAAGTGGTGTCGTCAACACACTCTCATCACACAAGAGCAACACGACAGTTGGCACCATACGATTCAAGAACATCCAAGTATTAAGATGTTTGGCGTGGTTGCTAAAGGCGAATATGTAGGCGTGGCAGGTTTGACATCAATATGTGAAGTAAACCGCAATGCTGAATTTTCCTTATACATAGTCCCTAAGCAGCAGAAAAAAGGTTATGGGAAAAAAGCGTTGATAGCACTACTTAGACACGGCTTTGATAACTTTAACCTCAATAGAATTTGGGGTGAGACATTCGCCCACAACCCTGCTCATACAATGTTTTTAGAACTCGGTTTAAAGGATGAGGGCACGTTTAGGCAGTCGTACTTTCGTGAAGGTAAATATATAAACAGCCACATAGTGGCAGTACTAAGAGAAGAGTTTAAGCATCAAGCGAAGAGGCTGCAGTCAGTATGACCATTGAACTACTACTGAAGAGTTTGGATTTAGCGTGTAGTTTTACAACTCTCATCCTAGTTATCTTGATTGTTATGTCTATGGGGTCAGGAGAAAAAGAAGCGAAGATTATTAAGAGAAAATCAAAACCAAAACCTAAACCCGAATTTGAAGAACCACGAAGAAGATTTAAAGCTCGCGCTAACTCTAATTCTGAGCTTTACGATCGCGAGAAGTTCGGCGATTAGATTTTAGGTCTATTTTTTCGTGTTTCTTAGGTAGATATCTTTCATTTAAATGCACTCTGTCACCATAATCGGGTTTACCATAACCTTCTTCTTGCCACTTATTTATCCAATTCTTCAGCGTCTTGATATCCACATCCATAGATGCAGCTGCTAACGTGCGGTTTCCATTGTATGTGTGGAGCACTGCAAACACAAATTCACGTATAACGTCTTTATATTTCATGTCTGTATTGATCTTAAGTAGCATTCTTAAGTACCTCCATCTTCTCATCGAGGGATTTTTGTATAACAAAATCGATACCAGGGCAAATTATCCGGGATATTAAAGCGCTTCTTGTTTGGCCAATTCTATAAATACGCGCAATAGCTTGGAGATTTATAGCTGGAACCCACGAGTGATCATTAAATATTATATGGCGGGATTTTGTTAAATTAAATCCAGTGGACATACTGCCCAATGTAGCTACAATTATGGAGAGACTTCCTTCTTGAAAGTTTCTGACTATCTGATTTCTCACTTGAGGCTCGACACTACCATCCACTAGGGCGGTAGTGTTTTTTAATTTAAGGGTGTCATACATCTTCTTAGCTGCTAACACATGGTCAGTGAAAATAATCAGAGAATCTAATTCTTGATCCAGCAAATCCTTCACATACTTAAGTGTAGTAGTCGTTTTAAATAAAGCATTCTTTGCTTTAGCTATAGATATATGGCCTTGATTAGAAGAGTTAAAAGCTTCGGTTAACTGATCTTCTTCGCTTTTACTTGGTGTCACGTCTGAATAAATGTTACTGTGTCGGAGTTCAGGTAGACATAGTTCGTCTTTAGCCAATCTCCTAAAATATTTTCGATGCAAATACTTTTGTAGCAAGGCCTTATTTTTAAGGCCATGGTACTTTTTTACCATAAATCCACTAGATGTATGTATATTTTCCTCATAGCAAAGCATCCTACTAAAATGTCTAAGTCCCTTACTTATCTTCTCCCCATTAGTAGCACGTGGATTATAGGAACATAGTTTTAAAAGAGAATAGAACTCAGTCACTCTATTAAGTATAGGAGTACCAGTCAAAAGCATGAGGTGTATAGGTTTTATCTTCTTTATAAATCTATGGGCAACATCAGTTCTTTGTGTGGACATATTCTTTAAATAGTGCGCTTCATCGAATATCACTAACTTTGCGTCTGTGTAGTCGACAGCTTCGCGTGTAAATTTATGATACGAAATTACATCAAAGGATTCGCAGTCTAGAGTAGGGGCAAACTTTGCAATTTCACTTAACCAGTTAAGTCTAAGATAAGCAGGGCAGACAACAAGTGTGGATCGTTGTAGCTTCTCCATTACACTTATTGCCTGAGCTGTCTTACCTAAACCCATCTCACAACCATTAATGGTGTAATGGTGATCAAGGGCATATCTGACACCGTCTTCCTGGAAGGGGTATAACTTCAACTAAACCTCAATACTCTGTATATTTAAGTAAAGCTCGAATCTTTAAAAACCACTCTAGATTTCCTATTCCAAGTGCTATAAGTATAAATATTATCCCCCCAATCCAAAGTAATGAGTCTTGTACTTTACTTAACTTAGAAGGCGGATATCTCATCTAAACCTCAATACTCGTTACAGTCGACTTATCAGTGAAGTTTCTACTGTGACAGCGTGACCAATACTCACAAGGTTTAAAGAAAGCTTCACAGAAATTGTAGTTTCTAATAGGCTTTTTACCTTTATGTAATGATCTAGCTATTCTATGCAAATCTTTATGCGTCTCATATGTAGCTTCAGGGATCATGTTTTCTCTATGTATAGTATACTCACGCCCCTTACAAGACTTATACAAACGCTTAAAATAAGCTGCGAAACTCTCCTTTTCTTTTCTCTTAAGTTTAGGTTTAGATATCACACGGTACTTAGTTCCAACATGTTCATCTGTCATCTTCTTAGCAAGATAGAGATTAAGTTGCCTATCCGTCTCTAGTTTTTGATATAGAGTGTATGAGATATTAGCAGCTGTCTTAACATCCACAACCCACAACCCTTTAAGAGAATCGCGCATCTCAATATCCACATAACCTAAAGTATCTTTATCGCTAATTTGCGATTCCATGCTGAAGACTTCAAGTCCCGATTTTTCGTGAAGGTCTTTATATGTTGCAAGCATAGCGTACAATAAAGGCCCGTGTTCGTCAAAATCAAGATCGTAGTTTTCAAAAACTTTCCTAAGATCTGAGGGGGTAAACCCCTTCAATTCGTGTGTGGTTTGCTCCAAACACTCATGAAAGAGTTTACCTATCGTTAAAGCATTTGATTCTTCGTAGTCAGAATCCTTATCAAACTTATCCACTTTGTAGTAGACATATTTTTGTTGACATCCAAGAATCAAATTGCCCGACGAATGTGAGAGTTGAATTTTCAAAGTTTCAAATCCTCATCAGCAATCTCTTCTTCTGGTTCCTCTAACTTAGAAGGTGCTATTTTCTCACATAGATCAGGATCTCTCTCAACTACAAATTGATGGCAATCACTGCCTTTAAATCTACCTTTTTCTAAAGTGTATTTTCCACCATATGTCACTCGAATGAAATCACCAAAGTCCACTTCTTCTTTCATCTGGTAGTTTAAATGTCCTGATGAATTGAGTACGTGTACGCAGTTGTTTTTCTTATCAAGTAAGTGGTAGTTAGTCTTTTCGTAATTGTCTTTAGAAGTCTTATAAAATAGGCCTTCACAGATCACATCACCTTTAGAAAACTCCTTGTACTTGTAGAATTTCTTTTCATAAGATACTTTTTCAAACGCCATTTTGTCCTCCGATTTGGGAAATTAAGGCTGAACATCTAAGAAATATTTACTATATTTTTTGTAGTCTTTTGCACCTTTATCGTCAAGGTAAATTTTACCTAGCTCGACAGATATATCCCCAACTTTTTCAACGCCTTCGCTGTAGTCCAATGACCACGTGAAAACATCCATTCTAATATCGACAGTTTTTATATGGCGCTTGTTTAGATAATGCCAAAAAGCTTCATGCATTGCTTTGTAAAGAATGTTGATAGCTTCCATGTCGTGAGCATCATACTCTACATAAACAGCATCATGCAGCGTAAAGATAACCTCAAGACCTGCATCTTGAGCGAGCGCAACAGCTTTGCGCAGAATCGAGGAACCAAGACCTTGAATAGGAATATTTCCCACTGAACGAGGATTTGGATTATCTCCCCACATGTACCAACCGCACGGCAATTTAACATGGGCATGGCGTCCGTTCTCCTTATAGTCATCTATTAAGTCTTGTTGCCAACTAGAGAAATCTGGGTAGGCGTTTTTAAAAGCATTGATGAGTCCTTCGGCTTCCTCCTCCGAATACATGCGGCCAAGATCATTAGTAAGTTTGCTGGAAAGCCCGGCTTTTGACATGAGATAACCGATGCCCAGAGTTGTTGACTTGTAGATATTTCTTTCGTTTGGATGCGTTTCTTTAGTTCCATCATGGGGTATAGCTCCATCAAGTTTAGCAAAGTAAAGGTAAGGATCTCCAGATTTATAGGCCTTCATCATCTCCTCATCCTCAGACAGGATTGCAGACAATAAAAACTCTTGTGAGGCATAATCTATAGCAACGATTGCACGGCCCTTAGGTGGTTCTATAAAGCAACGCATCCACCTACTTTTAAGCGGTATGAAACCTATAGCACCGGGCTGTGATCTAGCAGACTGGGCACCATAGATACCCATATACGGCCTTGCTCTACCATCACTACCAAGGAAATCCCAAAACGATTTAGCCTTCTTCTTTATGGGCATGAAACCATTTAAAGACTGCTTAAATCTTAGATAGCGGATAAACGCTTCACCAAAACCCTGTTCTTCACTACTCCGATAGAACTTTTGAAATGCCGCAATTGAGGTTGCATGGAATCCTGTATCTGTCATTAACCAGTTATTAAGGTCTTGCTTCTTAATCCAAGCTACAAGATTCTTCTTTTTCTGAACATATTTCCCCGTCTTCTCATTCCACTCAAAAGGTTTTACATCAGGGAAACGCTCGTTGAGTAAAGATTGTTCAGTTTCGATAAGTTCTGGTATATGACTAGTGAATTCTTTTATCTGTTTAACATTAACAGGATAGCCGATCATCTCCATTTTTGCTGTGCGAGAACTATACTCTCCACGTAAATATCTTTCTGTGATTAACAAATCTTTGTTTTTTTGCTTGAAAGATCTAGTCTTTTTAACTAGTATCGCGCCTAGTTGATCGGTGATGGGTCTTAAGAGCTCCACATCGCTAGAACAATACTTCAGGATGACCATTGTTTCATCATAGGTGAGAGGCTTATTAGAGATTATTAAGTCTCTCATCTCATCCTTGTGATTGGTGTCAATTAAAACACCTAAAATTTTATAACAGCAAGCAGCTAAACTAGCTTCGGGCTCGGAGTGATTACCATTTGTAGTCTCTACATACAAAGGTTTTGGAGATGTAGTGACCTCTTTACCTTTTATTAGCTGTTTCCCATAGGCTAGCTCCCTATTCTTGTTGAGTAGCATTTTATACTCAAGATATAGATCGATAGCTTTAAACTGAGAGATTTTATATGGCAGTCCAAACTCCTCCCACATCTGAAAAAGGCACCTGGCCTCTGCTGTCATTTGATAAGCTACGAAATCAACGCCATCTTCATAATAGTTATGCATCTCAATGGCAAAATCCTTACGTACGTGCGGTTCTTCTAACCAGACATCTTGTATGGTTTCATCGTCTACATGCCAAGAACAGCAAAGGATATTAAGATGTCTATCTTTGGAATTTCTAAATTCAAAATCAAGATAGAGTTTCATTGTCTCCTCCCTTTTTTAAATAGACAGTTTTACCATCATCAACGTCAACTGTCACAAATTCAGGAGAATCAAAACCACGATGTCGCCTTTCATCCACTTCCTTATCTATCTGTTCCTGGATTTTATAGTCAGAAACGCGCGTACGTGTTTGCCTATAGATATCTTGCGAAGTACATCTGCCCTTGTTTTCAAGGAGGTACTTCATGGCTTTGAACCAATTAGGTTTAGACACCTCCACCACTTCATCAAATTTAGACGTGATTAGAGGTTTGAATTTAGGGAAAGATATCTTGTTATCTTCTACGTATTTTGCAATAAAGTGTGGAAAAGAGATTTGGAAGTCATCAGTTTTCATGAGTTGCTTAAACTTTTGCACCTCATCTTCCCCCCACACATCCGCTAAATTCTTATTAGCGAGGTTAAGAACAGAAAATCTCCTATCTCTGTATTCAATATGAACATTTGATTCTCTATTATTAGCGACAATAAAGGAGCAGTGGTTGTTTACAGTTTGCGGATCAGCGCCTTTAGCTTCCACTGTTATACGATCATTGCAAAAGTTTTTAAGAGATTCTCTCTGTGTATCTTTCATGACATATTCATCAAGACATACAAGTTTTCTCTTTCTTACTTCTGAATTAAATTTGTCTTTACCAAAGCTTTTAGACGCTGTAATAGCATTCTCAAATCCACAAACAATAGATGCTAAATCCATGAATGTGTTTTTACCATTACCTTGTACACCTATAAGAATCAGGACATCTTCACATTTCTCATACATCAACTTATACAACCAGAAGATTACGTAATTTCTTTCCTTCTCATCAGGGATAAAATGTTTAAAGAATTTCAAACAGATGTTGCGAGTAGATGAAAGATCCTCAGGACAAGGTTCTCTCCTCCAAATCGGACGGATATATCTATTATAATGTGGATATTCTTCAGGGCCTGCAGGTGTTTTGATTGTGTCTTTCCAATTCTTAGGTTTATGTGGATCGAATTCCACCACCATTTCTACCATAGATTCTAAAAGCAAATCTTTCTCATCATCAGAGAGTTTAGCTCTTAGCTTCTCGTACGCTTGGGGCATTAAATAGCCGTTTTTGATGATGTGATAAGCATCCTTACTCAGCACCTCATTGCCAATTTCAATACTTTTAAGATGCTCAGGCATAGGCGGTCTTGGTTGATTATTGAAGAGTTTTACTAGCTCGACTTTTAACTCGCCAAGTGTTTTTTCTTTATCTTTTAGGAAATAATATTTAGATGCAGGATCATCGACACATGTATCAATAAATATATCCATGTGTTTTGTATAAAGTGCGGTGCTGTTGAAAGCTACACTCTGCTGTTTCTTTTTGAAGCTTAAAGAGGAGTTGAACCGATCTTTAACGCTAATAGCTAAATCTCTAACATTCATAGAAATGAACCCTTTATTTTAATTTTAATATCAGAAACGGACAAAAATAAACTATAAGGATTTAAGAGAATTGTCTAGATTAGTAATATTTATGGTAGATTGCGGAAGTGTGAGAATTCTAAATTACAAAACCCCCTTAACTTTTCAAGGTTAAGAGGGTTCAGGTCCGAATCCAGATAAAAAAAACAAAGGCATTTCATCCAATGAATTATCCGATTCAAAGCCAATATAGATAAAGCGGTAGTAAACTACAAGGAAAAAATGACCCCCTAAAATTTTTAGAGAGTCACGAAGACAGGATTTTCCAATGAACAAATTTAGGTATACCACCGACAGAAAAACAACACACTATGTAATAATTATGTCGCCCTTTGGGAAATTTTATAGTGCGAGTAGCATTTCACCCAAAACCCCGTGGATATCTAAAGCAATTAAATATGTTATGGAAGGGCGGAAAAACTGTTATAGAAATTAAGCCAAAAATATGATAACACCGTATACTGGAGGCACATCAGTCCATTTTTACTTAAATAGTATATATATAATAGTACTACACGCCGCCGAGTTTTCCCTGTATCGGCTGATGGTTAGGGGGTAGTTTTACGCCGATAGGTGTGGTATAACACACCCTTTCCTAGGAGCAATGTGGTATGTGTGTTTTTTGAGATAATTATTCTTCCAGACTTTCCGCTGGTAAATTCTGAACCAGTTTTTTACGTCTGGATCAATATCAATAATTGGTACCTCTTTGATAATCTCCCAGTTATCTAATTCCTTGTCTGTCTCGGGATCAAAATTAAGCCTAAAATCGATGTTCCCAGCATAGATGAGGTATTTACCTTCAAATGCTCTTAAAGCTGTTAAAAGGTGGTCTGAACGATACTGAGGGCAACATACGAATAAATTCCATGTTGGCGGGTATGTATGCATCATCTTGCCGTCACCTTTGTGGATTTTGTAGTAACTTTCACGCGGTGGCGGTATATAAGTGTCATAGCAGTGGTACCAATTGGATTCATATTCACCTTCTGTGGCCAAATTTGCCCAATATCCTTTTCCAGCACCAATTTCAACAATTGGCGCAAATTCTTTTAGATCTTTGAGCATACTTGGCCTAGGTATTAACCAGCCGAATGTGTGGCGCATGAAAATAATGGCGTGATCAATTTGTTCTGGAGTAGGGCGTCTGAGTCGTAAATATTTGAAAAGGAAATGTGCGGTATTATGATGATGAATATTCCAAAAGCGCTTTGAGTCGATTATCATCAGGATAATGCTCCTCGATGTAATTGTTAACTTCATGTTGAGTTTTTATTTTGTCTTTAAATGCCATGTTGAGGGCTAATTGGGTTTCAGTCAAAGCTTCATTAAGGCCAGATAGGTGTGATAGGCCATAGCGTTCTTCTTCGTGGATACACATAGCAATCATTGATGAGAGGATTAGACGATTTGGTGTTAGTTTATCGAGTACTTCAGGAGGGCCAGACATAAGAGCATCTACGTGCTTAGCTAGTTCCAGGAGAGTGATTTTCATTGCAGATATGAAACTTTCAGCTTGTTTTACATCCATCCTATTCCTCTATGAAAGAGTTATAATCAATATATTTTGCTTCCACATCGCGTATGTTAATAATATTGCCATTTTTAAAGTAGATTCTACAAGTATAAACTCTATCATCCACCGCACTGTCGTAATTGCTGTTAGATTGTGGAGTACAGACATCTAGGTGTGTAGTGTATTCCTTCCAATAAGCTGTAAATGCGCTGTTGTAGGTTTTACTTACTCTTGATGGTTTACCTAAAACTTTGATTGTTTTAGCGTAGGAATCACCAATACAGATAGTATCCATATCAAGGCAGTCTGTTTCTTGCACAGTGCGGATAGGATTATCACGCATTTCCTTTTCTGTTTCTTCCTTTACCTCTTCTTCTGTCAAAGGTGTTTCTGTATCCACATCGGCGTTTATAATAAAATCATCACCGCACGATACTAAAAATAGGGTTAAAATTAAGTGTTTCATCTCTTACTCCTTATCTTTGTTTTTTATAAGTGATAATTCAGGGGGTTCATTCTTTTTAATAAGGTCATGAAAGTCTTCGATAATTCCATTGAAAGGTCTAAACATTTCGAAATGTTCGAATTCTTCTTCATCGGTTATTAGTAATTGAGACATTGAGTACATTGAAATCATAATCAATTGTAGAGGCCCATATTCTTGGCCGTCGTCTATTGCATCATGGCAAAAAGTTTTTATCTCAGTTAACATACTGTCTAATATTTCTCTTTTTTCTCTACTTGATATGTTGCTCATCTTATCTCCCTGTTACTTCAATGATAAATCTGGTAAACGGTACTGACTTCCAGCGTTTGTTCTTTTCAGCAAATGAATCTACTAATGTTAAAATACCGTCTTCATGTTCGAATTGTGTTTTACCTGTTTCAAGAAGTTGTTCAACAATTCCGTCTTGCTCTTTGTAAAGTTCTTTTGTCTCTTCAAGGATGTGGTTTATTTCTATAGCACGCCCGATTATATCTGAAACATCGTTAGAGTTAGCAGCATCTTTTAGCTCTTGAAGTTCTGCTTCTTTTTTTGCAATCAGATCTTCCATGAGTTTAGTTTTAGATTTCTTACTATTCAGCCTTTTCATTGGGAAGTCCCACTTCTTTTGCTTCAAGCCATCTTTTGATTTCTTCTCTGTCATATCTGATACTCCCACTTTCTAGTTCAATATATTTGGGGCCTTTGTTTCTTTTCTTTAATCTATACAGTGTTGCTGCAGTGACGTTGAGAAATTCAGCTAACTCTTTTACTGTCATTAGTTGTTCCATTTAATATCCTCCAGTATATTTATGCCAACTTGGCGTGTGCTTTTCATCTATATCTATAAACCAACCCCAGTCATTATCCTCTTGCTTCTCCACATCTTCAATAGGTGCGTGGGTTATAAATAGTGAGGTCATGAGGTTAATTATTGTTAACATCTTTCAACTCCATTAATAATTTAACAGCTCTCTCTACTTCATGTATGGCTTTAAATTGAGCTAGACTGTCAGAGTGTAGGTAAGGTTTACTCTTTCGTATTTCCATTTCGTCTCTATAAATCTTTATGCAATACCCTTCACTATTAACCACTAGCTTTAGTACGTATTCTGCGATTTTGAATACATAGAGGCAATGCTCTAACGTTTGATCCAAATCCTCGATGTTGTATTTAATTGCTGACATAATTAAATCCTTTCTAAACATTGCCATTTCTTTTTTAATTTACTTAGATACGTTTCTAGAATTTCCACATATCTCTTTGCATCTTTTTCTTTGTCGAATCCAAGCGGAAAATCTAGGTGTGTAGACAAAAGTTCTTCACCCTCTATATCCATTAAAGATATTGAAATCCCTTCTGAACCCTCCCAATATGGAGAGCAAAATAGTTGGTGTTCAGAATCTAATATCAAAGCCCAACTGCCTCCCATGTCCAATTCAAAATCCCAGTCCAAATCTTTTCGACTTAGATTTTCTTTGACATAACCGAATAAATCATAAATGTAGGTTGTTAATGCCATGTTTTTGATTTCATCTATTTTTGTGTACATCATTTGTTCCTCCTTATAGCCTTTTTTGGTTCTCGTTACGGCAAAGCGCCATAACTTATACTTGTCTTAACGGCATTCTGTCAAGAAACTTTAGACATCTGTAGACATTTATAAACATTTGTGGTCATATATGTCCAAAGGAGAGGGAAGATGGTGGAAATTATTGTAAAGAATTTTAAACGCCCTGAATTGCAATGTCCATGTTGTGGTGAATGCAAAATGGATGATAATTTTCTGGTAAAATTACAAAAGCTTAGGGATGTCGTGGGATTTCCACTAATTATATCTAGTGCTTATAGGTGTAAAGATCATAATGCAAGTGTTGGTGGTGTCACTACAAGTCAACATAAGTATGGTAAAGCTGCTGATATTATTGTCAATCACTACACTTCTAAGAGAAGATATTTTATTCTAAGTTCTGCTTTTAAGCTTAAGTTCTCGGGTATTGGAATATATAAAGAATTTATTCATCTGGATACTCGTGAGGAGAGGAAATCTCTATGGGTAGGGTGAAGCTGTTTTGTGGTATCGATCCAGGTATTAAAGGTGCGGTGGCGTTTGTTAGAGAAGACGGAAGTCTTCATAGCTACACTCGTATGCCTAAGCATCTTCCAGATATCAAATCTCACATAGTAGAAGCTAAACCATGGCGTATATTCATTGAGAAGCAACATAGTGCTCCAATGCAGGGCGTAAAGTCTACTTTTACTACAGGCATGAATTATGGAATACTGCTTGGAGTACTTGAGACTCTAGGTTTTTCGTTTGAGGTGGTTGGTGCTAAGATCTGGCAAAAGTTAGTAGTAGGTATCGCATCTAAATCAAGTGATGCTAAAGTAAGAGCATTTGAGAAAGCAAGAAGGTTGTGGCCTACAGAATCTTTCATACCTCATCGTTGTACAAAACCGCACGATGGTATAATTGATGCTTGCTTAATAGCTGAGTATGGCAGACGTATAAATGTGTAGGGGGTTTGGTGGTTGCTAAAAAGAAAGTGCTGAAGAAAAAGAAAGCAAGTAAGAAGACACCTCCGCAAAAAGAAAACCCAGATGATTATATTAAAATCAAACCTGTGCTTGGAAGGCCAACAAAGTATCGAGATGAATTTTGTGATTGGTTAGTGGAGCACATGTCTAATGGATATTCCTTTAATTCCTTCGCTGCAATATGTGGTGTATGTGGGGATACGATTATAGAATGGAGAAAAGAACATCCAAAATTTTCCGAAGCATATGGCATTGGTTTAGCTGCTGGGCTTAAGTTTTTTGAGCGTATAGGTATCAAAGGAATGAAGGGTGAGTATGAAAGATTCAACCTTCAAGCATGGATATTTCTCTGTAAAGTAAGGTTCAAATGGAATGATAGAGTTGGTGAGGAAGACACAAAGCAAATCAATTCTATTAGGATTCAGTTACCAAATGCTAAAGAGGAAGAGGTTATAACTATTGATGCTGAACCTGTGAAGACGATTAAGAGATCAGCTACAACATCAGCGACAGAGAAGAAGAAGAAGAATACTAAAAAGAAAGTGAGTAAAAAATGACAGTAAAAAGTGGACCATTTGAGTTAGGCAGAAAATATTTAATCAGAACAGTAACCATGATCCAAATTGGTAGACTAGTCGAAGTTTTTGATAATGAACTAGTTTTAGAGGATGCATCGTGGATTGGCGACACAGGCCGGTTTAATGAATGTCTTAAAAGTCGTGATGTTTTGGAAGAAGTCGAACCTGCAGATGGTCGGGTAATCGTAGGGCGAAATGCAATCATTGACGTTTATGAGTGGAATCAAGACTTACCTAGAGAAGTCAAATGATAGCGTATTTATGCCCTCGCGATAATATCTCAAGATCTTTATCTGGGTCTTGGTCTAGGTCTATGTCTAGGTCTAGGTCTGGGTTTAGGTCTAGGTCTATATCTATGTCTAGGTCTAGGTCTATGTTTTGGTCTTGGTCTTGGTCTAGGTCTAGGACTGAGTCTGGGTCTAGGTCTAGGTCTTCGTCTAGGTCTAGGTCTAGGTCTAGGTCTTCGTCTAGGTCTTGGTCTGGGACTGAGTCTAGGTGTCTGGGAGGTATTAAATAAATGATAGCGTATTTATGTCCTCACGATAATATCTCAAGATCTTTATCTGGATCTTGGGCTAGGCCTAGGTCTGGATCTTGGGCTAGGTCTAGGTCTGGGTTTAGGTCTAGGTCTAGGTATAGGTCTAGGTATAGGTTTAGGTCTCGATCTAGGTCTCGATCTAGGCCTAGGTCTTGGTCTTGGTCTAGGTCTGGGTCTGAGTCTTGGCCTAGGTCTTGGTCTTGGTCTTGGTCTGGGAGTATTAAATAGATGAGAAAAAGGCAGGGAAAGAAGAAATGAAACCAAATATTAAAGAATTAAAACCTGCAGAAGGTTTATGTATCAATTTGCCTAATGGTAGACCAGCACTTCAGATCATTACTTACAAAGATGTGACGGTCAAGACTTGGACAGCAGATAGGAATGTTAGACTGGTGATCGATTTCAAAGAGCCTTTCATAAAGGATAAGGAATGAAACGAGATGCTATCGAGTTAAGAAGTGAACCTCCTTATAGTGATTTTCAAAGTCTTGTTAGTAAGGAAGAATTCGAGAAGTACTTTAAAGATAGGCAGTATCATTATGAAGCACCATTAAAGCTTGCGACTTTAAGAGTGTTGGAAAGAATTGCTGATAGTTTGAAGGGTAAGGATAAAGACTAATGTTTATTATTGCTGAAGTGGGATCAAACATATTCAAAACAGATAGTCCGAGTGCCAATCTCAAAATTGCTTATGAGCAGATAGTAAAAGCCAAACGGTGCGGTGCTGATGCTGTTAAGTTCCAGATGTTCACATCTAAAGAATTATATGGTGAAGTGTATGAGTCCGTAGATAAGTATGCGCTACCACGTGCATGGGTTGCTAGTCTTAAGGAATGTTGTGATGACAATGACATCGATTTTATGTGTAGCTGCTTTAGTGTGGGTGGTTATGAGTTCATTGATCCTTATGTCAGAATGCATAAGGTTGCTAGCCCTGAAGTGACAGATGTAAACATTGTCGCTTACTTAAAGAGACAAGATAAACCTGTCATCTGGTCGAATGGTTGTTCGCATGTGTCCACTTGGGGGCACAAGATGAAAGATGTAATTTTAAATTGTGTGAGTCAATATCCTGCAACTGAATATGATTATGATTACTCGCCACCATCGCAAGATTCTATTTATACGTGGGGGATCTCTGACCACACGAAAGAATTAATAGCTGCTCTTATCACACGTAAACAAGGTGGCTCTTATTTCGAAAAGCATGTTGATCTTTTAAGGCATGAAGGTAACACCACTCCAGATGCTTGTGTGTCCATGAATGAAATTGATTTTGGCCACTACTGTCGAGTATTAAGAGCACACAAACCTATAGATTTTGATGAGCAACGACAAGAGGCTTATCAATTATATGGACGAAAGCATGTTGATGGGGAGTGGTTTAGGCCCTTGCCCTCCTAGGTGGCGGTGTAATAGAGTAGTCTTTGATTCATTGTGTTTTTCCTTGCATTGGTTTAGTCCTTTCGCCCCCGCCAACAACTTATCTTGTCGGGGGATCTTTAATTTTGCTATTATATTTCTACAAATTCCTACTTTTGGTTAATAGATACTACAGCTCTTTCGCATCTTTTGACGCGGGAGGGTATTTAAAGGTTTTCTATGGCTCTGTCAGAAAATAGAGGTGATAGAGAATACGATAAATTCACGGAAGACCTTAATGGCCAAACGTGTGTTCGCATTGCACCTGGTGCAATTACGGATTCAGTTGATGGCAATGAGTTGGATATTGATAGTGCAGGTAGGGCACGGATGTACGACACTAAAGTGCATGACCAACTCAAAGGAATCTCTAGTTTACTCCTTGAAATTTTAAATACTCTCAAATTGATGGCGGGTTAAAATGGAAGTAGCTATTAAAAATGGCAGCGGTGGCGATGTTGCCTTAGTAGATAAAAATAGAAGACTGCATACTGAAACGATAATTCAGGAACAAGCGGATCATGCATGTGATTCAGGTATCGGGGAAAAGTACAATATCAATACTGGAGATATTACGGTTACCAACGCCACAAAGCTCACGACACTGTATATAAAAAATACGGGATCAGAGGATTTAGTACCTACCGCACTCATTTATAATCTTGGTACGACGGCTAATGGTTCAGGTGACGCCAAAATAGATGTTATACGCAATCCCGAGACTGGAGACATTGTCACCAACGCGAACGATGTTTTAGTGGGCACTGGAGAGGAAGCTAACCAGAATTTCGCTGCTACTAGCACTTTGACAGGAAACTTCTATAAAGGTGCGGTGGGAGAAACAGCGGTAAATGGTTCAGTTACTATTACCACAAGATCAGCATCAAACACTGGCCGTATTTTTCTTTCTTTAGGAGCAATAACAATACCTCAAGGTAAATCTTTAGCTATCGACTACACGCCACCAACGTCTAACACTTCTCAGATTGTGCAATTTGCAGTTGCTTGTTTTGTACGAACTAGCAAGGTGACAGTAGGGGATGTTAATTGATCAAGACAGTTATAAAAGGTGGAAATGGTGGAGGTATAGCCAATGTTACAACTAGAAATCAGCTTGTAACATCACCTCTTGATTTCTCCATTTTTTACACTGCATCAACGGCGAGTAACAATGTAGCTGTTAATGTTGTTCCACCGATGACGGGAAAGAATTTTGTCATTACGGATCTTATCCTTTCTGGTGATCGCTCTATTGCTCAGAATGGCGCTGTCACAGAAGTTTATGAAAACAGCATCGGTCCGACCAGCGCGACAGTTACAAAAACTATATATACGGATGAGATTGCAAAGCAGACGCGCGCAGTATTGACAGGGCTTAACATCATAGTAACAGAAGCGCGTTGGGTAAATGTTAAGAGTGATGACGTGATAGTGAGATGTAATATTGCAGGTTACTATGTGGAAACCCCATGAGAAATGCTGTTGTTATAGATATCAATGGAACTCTTTCCGATGTTTCGAAAGTAGTCCACTACATTCAAGGTGCAGATAAGGATTGGAAAGGTTTCTTTGGAAACATGAATAAAGTTCCTGTTAATCCCATGGTCAAAATGTTTATCAATGCGTTGAAGGCTGGAAACCATGGTGTATTGGTGGTCTTAGTGTCTGGAGCTCCAGACATTTATGAAAGACAAACTAAGGAATGGTTAGCTAAGCATGGCGTCAAATATGATGCTATTCATTTCCGCCCTGATTGGGATAAAAGGCGAGGTTATCAATTCAAAAAAACACTATACGAAAAGAAGTTAAAAAATTTGTACCGAGTTAAGTTAGTGCTTGATGACAAGGAAGATGCTTGCAGAACTTGGACTAGTTTGGGGTTACAGTGTTGGAAGCTTCCAAGTGATATGGATGATGCGAACACTCCACAACAAAGTCAAGAACCTGGTAAAAGATACGCGCATCTAGCTAGAACCGCACGAACTCGGGTTTAAAATGTTGACAAGATTTCGGGTAAACGATAACTTCATTCTTACGTTGTAAGTCCTATTCAGACCTAACCGTAAAAAGTTTTGTGCTGGAAAAAAATGAACAGCGTCGAAGATGGCTGAAGATTCGTTAAATTAAGTTGAGTAAGTGTATTTCGCGGTAGACTGACGAAACTTAGACCGGCCCGAGCCTTGATTGTTCACTCGTAAAACGGGCGATCACTAAACTCCTAAGAGCTACATGACAGTATTTAAACTCCATAAATTCCAAGAAAAAGCCTTTGTATCAAAGAAGCGAATTAATGTAATAGCCGCTGGTATTCAGTCGGGTAAAACGACAACGGGCGCTTTGAAGATGATCACTTGGGTAGCTAATGCTAAACCAGGTGACAATTTTATAATTGTAGCTCCAACTTATAAAATCCTCACACAAGCAACACTACCTAAGTTCTTGCAGATGTTTCAAGGTTACGGCAGATATCACAAAGTTGATTCTGTGTTTAAGGTAACTAATGGCGCCACCATCTACATCAGATCCTTAACAGATCCAAACGCCATTGAGGGTATCACTGATGTTGAGGGTGTGTGGCTTGATGAAGGTGGTTTGATTTCTCGTTACGCTTGGGAAAATGTGGAAGGGCGATCGGCATTTCGTCAAGCACCAATCTTTATTTCCACAACTCCGTATTCTTTGAATTGGCTTTTTAGAATGTGGGAAGAGTGGAAGGCAGGTAAACGTGAGGATGTTGAATTTTTTCAATTCACTTCCAAACAAAACCCATATTTCCCTGATGCTGAGTTTGAACGGCAAAGAAAACTATTAGATGCTCGTCGCTTTCAAATGAAATACATGGGTGTCTTTGGTCGTATGGAAGGCCTTGTCTACGAAAACTTGGCAACATGTTCCGCTATCCCACTCCCAGAAGGAACACAGTTTTATGCAGGTGTGGATTTCGGTTATACAAATCCCACCGCTATCACAATAAGAGCGTTGACACCTGAAGGAATACATTACCGTGTCGCTGAGTTTTATAAATCCAGGATGATGGTAGAGGATCTTGTGAAAGTATGCCAACAACGTAAACAGATTTACAACATTAAGACATTTATCTGCGATCCATCTAGTCCCGCCAACATAGAAGCACTTAACCGCGGTGGCTGTCCTGCAATTGGAGCAGATAACCAGATACGTTTGGGTATTGATCGACACTCACAGTTAATTAAAGGTGAAAGATTCTTTGTTTTTCGTGATGAGAATCCAATGGGACTTGATGAATACAGTACTTATCATTACCCTGAACCTAAAGACTACAAAATAGATGATAATCAGAAAGAAGTGGAACCCGTCAAAGCTTCAGATCATGGTTGTGACGCCGACAGATATGTTACAATGCATTTATGGGATTACAAAGAGACACGAACTTTCGGTAAAGATATACCGGGTTCTAATGAAGCAAGACTTCGCTGGTTAAAAGCTGGTGGTTCTTCTAGATTTGGTAAAGGATAAATATGATTTACGAATTTTATTGTAAGCCCTGCAACGCTATAGATGAAGTGGTTCGACCAGTGGCGGAAGCTACAGTTCCTTATTCGTGTCCCGAGTGTGGTGGTGAAACAGTTAGACGATACACCGCACCACAGGTGATAACTCCAGGTGAAGATATTGCAGAGTTTAACCCCGCTTTTGGTAAAGTGTTGACAAGAGCACAAGCACAAGCTGAAGCGAAATCTCGCGGTTGGACTGAAGTTGGGAATGAGAATGTACACAAAGGTGTGGGTGATCCTAAACAACACGATTATGAATTTAACGACTATATAGTTTGAGGTGAAGCATGGCGGTTGATACTGAAAGTGCGGTGCCTGAAGGTCAGACTGGTTCTCGCGAAGAGGAACAGTCTGCTGAAGATCGTAAGACCGTCAAAATGGTCGAAAGATTATTTAGAAATGCTAAGAGACATCGCCAATCTTATGATAAGAATTGGGTAGAAAATTATAAGTTCTTTCGTGGCAAACAGTGGACAGAAAAAAGACCTTCTTACAGACATTCGGAAGTTCTTAATCTCATCCATTCAGCTATCCAAACTATGGTACCAATACTTACGGATTCACGCCCTAACATAGAGGCATTACCTGAGAATCCGAGTGATTTTGATTTTGCTAAAATAATGACACAACTTCTTGTTGCTAACTGGGATCGCAACACCTCTGGGCAAGTGGTAGTTGAAGCTATCTATGACTTCTCAGTTTATGGTACTGCGATATCAGAGCAACCATGGAATCCTGACCTTCATAACGGTTTAGGTGATTTTGAGTTCAAGACAATAGATCCAATGTATGTTTATCCAAATCCTGGTGCTACTGATATCAACACTGAAGATAATAAGTTTCTGATTATAGCAAAACCTACAGATGTGGATGAAGTTAAGAGGAAATATAAGAAAAAAGCACATCTTATCAAGTCAGATTTGTCAGACATAGATATGGCAAAAACTGCAAAACTTGACATGGATGACTATAGAATACGCTCAGCTACTGACAATCTTTCATTAGTTCAAGGTGAGCGTGCTCAAGATGCAGAAACACCTAATCAAGTTTTATTACTAACATGTTGGTTACGTGATGAAACTCTCATAGAAGAGGAAATTAAAGAAAAGTCTGCTGATGGAACACTAAAGAAAGGTTTCAGAACTAAGAAGAAATATCCAAATGGTAGAAAGATAATAATAGCTTCTGGTCAGTTGTTAGAAGATGTTGAGAATCCATATCTTGACGGTAAATTCCCTTATGCTAAGGCAGTTGATCACGTCATGCCTAGAGAATTTTGGGGCCAGGGTGAAGTTGATCAGCTTAAAGGCCCGCAACAAGTCATCAATAAACTTATCTCCTATGCAATGGATACTCTCTCACTTATGGGAAATCCGATCTGGAAGAATCCTATATCTTCAGATGTGGATTCTAGTTCTATAATTAACCAGCCCGGTTTGGTAATTGATTACAATTTAGGAAATGAACCAACGCGCGAAATGGGTGTTGATGTTCAATCTAGTGTCTTTGCCACACTTGATAGGATGAGAGATCTATTTGACCAGATTAGTGGTATCAATGAAGTAACTCAAGGGGCGCAACCCCGCAATGCTTCGGGTGTTGCTATCGACTCCTTGCAAGAAGCTGCTCAAACTAAGTTACGTCTTAAGGGCAGGAACATAGAAGCGTGGCTAACTAAGGCTGGACAGCAGTTAGCTTCTAGGATATTACAGTTTTATTCAATACCTCGAATAGTTAGAATTACAGAAGACGAAAATGCGGCAACTTATTTTCGTTTTGCTGTTGATGAAGTTGCAGATAAGTCGGGAGAAGTGCAAAGAGTTGTTACAGTCCAGCCATTTCAAGAAGTGGGTGATGCTGCAGCTAGCACATTAGAACCGGGCCAGGTGCAACAATTCGCGATTAAGGGTAATATAGATATAAAGATAACGACTGGTTCATCCCTACCTTTCGCAAAAGCTAAAAGGGAAGCTCGAGCAAAGGAATTGTATCAACTCGGTATCTATGATGAAGAGGATTTGCTTACTGACCTAGAACATAATAGGAAAGAGCAGATCCTTGAAAAATTTGCAAGGAGAAAGGAAGCTGAAGCAGAGGCAATAGCCTTACAACAGCAGCAAGCGGCCGCTCCACAACAAGCAATCTAGGAGTATATATGGAAACAGCTGATGATTTGTACGCTCAAGCGATGGCGCCCACACCTCCCATGGAGTACAAAGATGAGGGTGTTCAGGAATCACAGCCTAGTGAACAAGTGCAAGAAAAACCTTCTTCCGATGATGGTCGGGCCTTAGTTTACAAGGGCCAGGAAATTAAAATCGATGATGATAAGTACAAGATGCTAGCTCAGAAAGGATATTCTTATGAGAAAGACATGCATCAACTTAAAGTCGATCGTAAGTTATGGGAGAATGAGAAGACGAAAGAAATGGGCTCGCTTGAGGAGCTTAGGGCAATTCAGGAATACACCAAGGAGAATCCAGCTTTTCAATCCCTTATACAAAGGGAGTGGGCGAAAATTCAAGGTGGCAGCCCTGTTTCTTCTGATGTGCAAACTCAGCAGCAATCCTTCGGAACTGATGAGCAGTTGAACGCAGTACTTCAACGCTTGAATAAGCAAGAAGAGTATATGCGTGCACAAGAAGAAGCGAAAAAAGAAGCTGACTTAGAAATGAGTGTCTCTACATATAAAGATGCTTATGGGACGTTTGATTGGTCTACTAAAGATGAACTTGGCCAAACTTTAGAAGACAAGATCACACAACACGCAATTGATAATAAGATTGGAAATTTTAAGACAGCTGCTAATGACTACCTTTTTGATGAACACATAAAGCGAGCATCATTAGAGTCAAAGGAACAAGCTGCTAAAAAGATCCAGGAACAGCACAAACTTGGTTTGGGTAAAGTAACGAGTGAAAGTCAACTTAAGATTGATAAAGTTGATGGTGTTAGGAAAAAATCATATAACGATTTGGCTGCTGAGGCCCTGAAAGATCTAGGCCTTGGTTAAGGAGGCTAATAATGGCGCTTACTTACGACCAAATTACGGCAATTACCGAAAAAAGGTTTTTGCCTAAGTTGGTAGACAACATTTTCAATAGTAATCCTCTCCTCAAGAAATTGAAGGAGAAGGAAGATCTTCAACCAGGTGGGGACAAAATAATTTGCCCACTTAACTATGCGACTGTCACTGCATCAGGGTGGTATCAAGGGAGTGAAACCCTCTCCACCGTAGATAATGAGACAATCAGTGCTGCAGAGTATGATTGGAAACAATTGTACGCCAACATCTCCATAACTCGTCGTGATGAGCTTCGAAATATGGGCGATGCTGCTATCATCAACTTTGTTAAGTCTAAAGTTATGATCGCAGAAAAGACCATCCGCGATAAGTTGGCAACTGGTCTTTACAATGACGGTACTGACTCCAAGCAAATCCAAGGATTGAAGCTTGCAGTTGCAACTGGAAATTCTGTCGGAGGAATCGATCAGTCTTCGTATTCTTGGTGGCAAGCAAACGTAGACAGTTCAACAACAACTCTAACAATTTCTGCTATGCAGGGAATGTATGGAGATTGTGGCGAGGGTACAGAGTATCCTAACCTTGTCATTGGCGATCAAGACATGTTCGATCGTTACTATTCTCTACTTCAACCACAACAGCGTTTTGTGGATGAAGAGATGGCTAGTGGCGGATTTAAGTCTTTGCAATTTAACGGTATACCTGTAGTGGTTGACGCTAATGCAGCATCTGGTGACATGTATTTCTTAAATCTCGACTACATCACTTTGATGCCACACAAAGACGAAAATTTCAGATTCGAACCATTCACTAAACCTATCAATCAGAATGTAAAAGTTGCGAAAATATTCTGGATGGGCGGACTTGGTCATTCTAACAACAGACGTCAAGGACTTCTTGACGCCATCACAGCTTAAGGAAGGGATTACGATATGGCTTTTTATAGCGTAGATCCCGTTAGATTCGGGGTTGACATTTCAGGCACGACTGCAACATTAGGTGTTAATGATCCAGAAATTGGATCTCGTTGCGTCGTTGATGAGCTCGAGTACTTGTTTGTTTACAATGCAGGTGGCGAGCAAATCGGTGTTGGACAACCAGTAACTCTATCTGGTGTGACTGGATACAGTGTAACTGTATCTTGTGTTACAGCAGCAGATATGGCACTGGGTGTAAGACAACATTCCACAATGACTACAGCGACTTACGGTTGGGTAGCGACACGTGGAATTGGTACTGTCGAGATGTCCACAAACGAAAGTTGTGTGACTGGAGAAGTCTTGGCAGTTGGCGCTGAAGGTTTTGGCCTTGCGTCTAACTCTACAGATTTCCAAACACCAACAGTTGCTAAGGCTCTTGAGTCAATAGCATCTGCTGGATCAGGTGTTGCGTTCTTCTCATTACTTTAAGGAGTTTTTAATGGTTCGTCGTTTAGTTGAAATGGAATTGGAATATCTGAACACTATAGATAATCCGCCACAATCGCCCCAAGCTTTACATAAGCAATCGGCGACTAACGACGATCCTACTATCAATTCCTGGAGAGAGATATGGATCAAAAACCAGCGAATTAATCATGAGATTTGTGAGAGTTTTTGTTCCAACGGGATAGGTAAGATATACGGGGAATTCAATTTGAAACCCTGCATTCTTGCTGGTTCCGGCCCTTCTCTTAAAACTAATGTGGAAGATCTTAAAAACAAGGGTGCTATTCCTTTAATATCATGTCTTCACAATTTTCACTTCATGGTCGACCACGGTATTGATGTGAATTATTTCGTGACTCTAGACGCGGGTGAGATCACGCTACCGGAAATTAGTGAAGGGGGGAAAGAGAAGCATGAATATTATTTGGAACGAACCAAGGATTTTACTCTTTTAGCTTTCGTGGGTACCTCACCAGCTCTAGTTAAAGCATGGAAGGGTAAAATTCTTTGGTATAACTGTCCTATTCCTGATCAAAAGGTTAAGGATGAGTACGCAAAAGTAGAGCGTTTTGATAATTATGTAGCTAATGGCGGAAATGTCTTAGGTGCAGCTGTGTATATAGCTAAAGCGTATTTAGGGGCTAACCCTATTGCATACATCGGTGCCGATTTTGCCTTTGGTTATAATAAGAAATTTCATGGTTGGGATTCTTCTTATGACGCGCAATTAGGGAAGGTCATTCGGACAGTCGATTGTTATGGCAATAAAGTGTATACTTGGCAATCATACTATAATTTTAAATGTTGGCATGATTCAATCAGTATGAAATGTCCCGGAGAATGGATAAATTGTACTGAAGGTGGAACTTGGGGGGTATATCCCGAAGGGCTAATTGCCAGTATTAGACATAAACCCCTCAAAGCATTTATTGACGGGTATAATCTTTATAGTGCAATGAAGTTTCAGGCAGAAAACCCACAAGATGCTTCTGAAGATTCTGGAATACCAAATATTCCACCTCATCCGAAGCTCATGTTTAGTTAAAGGATAAAAAAATGGCTTATACAGCTAGTTCCTTAGTCAAGTCGGTTTGGGGCAATCAAGCGGTTCAACAATACCGAGTAACCGCCGACGCTGCTAGTGGATCTGTTGATACAGGATTGGGTGTTATCGATTCCATTCAACATGCACCACAAAGTTGTGCATCTGCAGGTTATCGAGCATTCATGAACACCAATTCAGGCTTAACGGCGTTGAATGGAACAGTAGCACTGTCGGGTTTAGCGTCTGGTGATGTGCTATTCTTAACAGTAGTAGGACACTAGGAGTCAAGCATGGGTTTCATACAAAGATTTGAAGCTCAAACAGCTTCTGGAGCTTCAACAAGCTCATATATAGATTTGGGTACGACTAATTTTGACGAAATGTCAGTTAAATATGTCACCATGTCAACTGGTGCTGAGCAAGCTGTCTGGGCAGCTGATGCGATGACACCAGCAAGTGCTGCATCGGCAACATTCTATCCTGTAGCGGTTAAGGATGTGCAAACAGCGGCAGCTGCTTATGATGCTTTGACAGTGACGACAGCACTTAGTGGTGGGAATTGGGGTACTTTTAAAGCACCTCCATTTAGGTTTGTTCAGTTCATTGGTAGTGCGGTGGTATCTGGTGGTGTTTCGTTTAGTGTAGTTTGTCGAGGTAATTAAATTTTAGATTTCCTAGCAATGCATATCTAGGAGTGGAGAAAACATGCAAGTTAAAGTTCGAAATAATAGCAATATTCCTTACGTTGGAACTTTTAGAGACAGAAGTATAAACATTCCAGCGGGTGAATATATAGAGATGGGTAGAAGTGAAGCTGTCAATTTTCTAAGTCAGTATTCGCCGGTTATAATAGACGGACGAGGAAAACATACACAACCTAAGAATTTGATCTTAGAGGAAGACTTAGAAAAGAAAGCTGAGAAGTATGGACAGCCACCAAAGTTTGCAGCTTTTGACGGGCAGATGTTCAGAACTGAGCAAGGCAGACTTGAGTATGAAGCTAAACTCAAAGACAATATCGATGAGGTGAAAATTGCAAAACCTAGAAGAAGGCGGACAGCAAAACCCCCAGAAACCGAAGGGGGGAATTAAACTTGTCGGTAAGTATAAAGCCGTTCTCACACGTGGAACAGAAACCATATGTGAGAGAGAAGGCTACAATACTATTTGCACCACGGGCCTTCATGCTTTCGTCGGTGAATTAGCGTCCGCCGCAATCTCTGCAACACGAAATCCATTTTATTTTATCGGAATTGGTAGCGATAGCACGGCAGAAACTGCTGGTGATACGGCTTTAGGTGGCGAGTTATCAAGACACACGGGAACAGTGACAGCTTTCACGGCAGTCTATCAAGTGAAGGCGACTTTTGCGAGTGGTTCAGGTACAGGAAATGTGTACGAATTTGGTTTATTTGACGCAAATACAGCAGGGAATATGCTTAGTCGTGACACTGAAGCACTTATTACAAAAGGTGCTAATGACACGTTAACAGTAACCGCACAAATAACATTGGCGTAACGATGACTGACCACACACAGACAGTTACAAATACAATGCAAGTCTTTGGTGTATCACCTGGTTCACTATGGGGTGTTGCTGTATTCGGTACTGATTTGTGGGGTGTGGATGAAGATGTTTGGACAGATACAGATAAGCAGGTAACTGAAGCACTAGGACTAACAGACGCAATAGCGTTTAAGGATATAGAACACCTAATCACTGACTCGTTAACGTTATCAACAGCAGTGAATCCAGTTATGAGAACTTGGGGTATCTGGGATTATGTGTTCACAGGGCCGACTACTGAAGGAGAAGACCAATCAGATTCTACGTGGACAGCAACAAGTGACAATGATGCAACATGGTCAGATGTTAATAATACTTCAACATCATGGAGTGACGCATGACACCAAATGAAATAGAAACAAGAGCACGAAGGATGTTGAATGCTGTTGGCTCTAACTTCTGGTCATCAGCTGAAATCATAGAAGACTATCTCTATGCTGCAGCTACTGAGATGGCCTTAGAAACACGCTGTATTGAAAACAGATACACAACAACATCTGTTGCTTCTCAACAAGAGTATGATCGTCCTACTAGGATGATATCTATTAAGAGAGTTGAGTATGATGGTAATAAACTAAAACCTATCACATTCCAAAAACTAGATAGTATTGATCTCAATACTAATACGACTGTGACAGGAACTCCGCAATACTACTATGATTGGGATGAGAGTTTCGGACTATATCCAGCACCTACATCAGCTGGTGATACGATAAAAATCTATACTTATGATGAACCAGACGCCACGACAGCAGCATCAACACTAGAGATACCAACGCAATTCCATCATTTTCTAGTTTATGGTGTGGCTTTTATGATGACTCTAAAAGAAGTCGGTCATCCACAAATGGCAATGTATGAGAGACTTTGGAATCATCCAAATAATAGAGATAACGCTCTTATGAAAGTTAAAAGGGCCGTGAGACTCAGAAATAAAGATAATTTTAGAGTCGTCATGCGTGAAGAAGATCTTCCAGGAACTTTACTTGGAGCAATCTAATGGCGGGTTATAGAACAGTAATAGGAATGGAGTCCTTTGATGGAGGTTTGAACAATAAGTACGAACCTCAAATCATAGGCATTAATGAATCCGCTTCATGTGCCAACGTAGTATTTGATGATCTAGGAGGAGTAGCTACTAGATTTGGATATACACTTCTCAATACAGGTTTGGTTAATTCTAATCCTTGTGACGGCCTTTTCACTGCAAATTGGAATAATGGCAATCAGTCTATGGCTGTGTGGTTTGGTACTGACATGCTTGTATTGTCTGGTACGACTTTTCAGACTGTTGGTTCTGCGCAGGGTATATTCACGACTGGAGTGAACAAAGTCGCCACCATGTATCAAAACATCATGTTTATTGGTCATGGTTCGACACCTTACAAGTATGATGAGGGGGTATTTACTCGCCATGGTATTGAAGTACCTTCACTTGTTGCCGATGGAGGTACACGCGGAGGTGGTGGTAATCTGGCTGGTGATTATCATTACAAACTTACTTATGTGAATACTCAAGTAGTACAAGGCGATGTATCCACCGGTACTGCAACATTAGTAGCAACAGCAGGTGGAGAATCAATTCTCATTACAGGTATTGCAACACCTCAACAATCTTTTGGTGTTGATACTAAATATTTATACCGTACTCTTGAAGGTTCTGGATTATCTGGAATTTATTATTTTGTAGCTTCACTAGCTGCAAGTATCACCACTTACACAGATGATATAGTAGAAGGTTCGTTAGGTTCAGCAGCTCCTACTGACAATGGTAAACCACCTGATTATGATTTTGTTGTCAGTTTTCAAGAGAGGCTTTTTACAAATGATCAACAAAACCCTCAATACCTTTGGTACTCTGAACTTGGAAATCCTTTTGTTTTTAAGTCTACTAATTTTATTAAAATTGCTGATGGAGACGGTGAGGAAGTTACTGGATTTGGTGTACAAGGTAGTTCGCTTATTGTCTTCAAAGAGTCGAGTGTTTGGCTCATTTACATGCCAGACACCACCGACACAAATTGGATTCGAATTAGATCTGATTCAAAATATGGCTGCGCTTCACACAAGAGCATCATAGGCTATAACAAGCAATTGATGTTCTTAGGACAGCAGAACAATTTAGTGACAGGATTCTATTCTTTTCAAGGCCTATCTACACAACCAGACGCCACGTCATTGCGTGCATCTCAAATGTATGCAGACTCTAAAGCTGACAGAATCCGCCCTGATGTTGACTTATTTCAAGAGAGTAATAAATCAAAAGTAAGTGCAGTCGTCTTTGACAATAAACTTTGGTTTTGTGTCACTTATGGCGCTGTTGCTACCGTCAACAACAGAGTTTATCAGTTTGATTATGTGATACGGGATAAAGAGAGACAAAACGGTTCCTGGACGCCTTTCACTGGAATGGCATTTAATGACTTCGCAGTTTACGATGAAAAATTATATGCAGGTACGTCTGGTGATGATGGATTTGTTTATCAATTAGAAGACGGTACTTATACAGATAATGGTGCTGCTATCGACTCATATTTTGAGACAGCAGAATTTGATGGTGGTCGAGCTGTACGCCACTTTGAAAAGGACTTTAGACAAGCCAACTTTTCAGTGGCACTCCTTGGTAACTGGCCTATGAGGATACATCGTAGGATCAACTCTGAATCAGCAGGTGGAGATGCTTCGGATTTCTCCCTTAATCCCGGTGGTGCGGTTTGGGGTACTGCGATATTTGGTATTGATACATGGGGTGGCGGCCTTATACGAAAAGACATTCGTTTTGATTTAGGTGGAGCTCAAGGGCAAAGAATTGCTTTTACATTTTCGAATATGAACACGGCAGCACAAGGGTTTAAAGTCGTGCGCGGTAACTGCTATTACAACAGAAGAGGTTTAAGATGACACAACAAAACCCATTTGCGGGTAATCAGCAGCGCCCGCCCGTGGATGAATTCGAGCTCATGCGTCGGCGTTTACAACAACGTGGTTCTGTCAGAAAAGAAGAAATACAAAGAGAGTCAGCGCGTCAAGCAGCAGCTCTTGGTAATTTACCTTCAGGTGCTGCTATGAAGCAGCGACAAATTGCCACTCAAGAAGCTGAACGCCTTACAGGAGAACAAGTCCAGGATGTCAATATTGCTGAAGCACAAATAAGGCGTCAAGAAAGAGAGTCGGCACTTGAAAGAGGGCTTAAGCGTTTCGGTATCACAACGCAAAAAGATATATCCACTCAAGAAATAGCGGGTAGGAAAGAACTATCAGCTCAAGAGATAATTGGAAGGCAAGATCTCCAGACACTCCAAGGTAGGCAGCAACTTGCTCAGATTGGAGCATCTGGCGAACAACAAAGACTATTAGCCCGCGTGCAAGGTGCTAATGATATGGAACTGGCTAAACTGAACAATGCAAGTGCGGCACAGATTGCAAACTTACAGATAAAATCACAAGAGAAGTTAGTCAAATTACAAGAGTCTGGTTTAGACAGTCGTTTTGCTCAAACGCTATCCCAGAATCAAAAGTTCTTTGATCTAGAACAAGGTTTAAGAGAAAAAGGATTTAACTTACAAGAAGAAGTCTTTGCCAATACCAAAAATCAACAAGAGCAGCAGATGAAAATGGATAAATTTGCAACTGTTGTAAACTCCATAGACTTACTTAAATCCTTCGGTATTCAACCTGATCAATTATCAAATATTCTAGATAATATAGGTTTGGATGGTTTGAGTGATGATGTGAAGAAAGCCTTAATGGAAGCTGATGAGGGATTAATACAAAGAGAAGCGACTAGAAGAGCGCAGCAGATATCAACAGATCCAGGAAATATAGATGCCGGGTTTTCAGGCCCATCTTAAAGGAGATAGAATATGGCAGCGCCACAAATACAAAGAAAACCTAAAGTGACTAAGTCTGGAGGTTCAGCCGGGGGTAAAAATATTGGCGCCGGTTTAGGTGCTGCTGTTGGTGGTGCTATCGGATTTGTTGGAAGTTCTGGTAACCCTGCTGGGGCTGTGGCTGGTGCATCAGCTGGTGCTGGTTTAGGTGGCGCTATAGGTGGGGCTGTCGATCCAGGAAGACCAGGTTCCATCCAAGAACAACTCCCAACAGAAGTTCAAGGCGCCACATCAAGTTTTGATATAGCTAACGAATCACAGCAAATACTTGATGGTATTAGATCACTAGATAATTTTCCTAAACTTGCTGAAAAATACGCTGGGCCCTTAACCTCAGCTTATCTGCAAACACAGATTCGTCTAAAACAAATGGGGTAAAAAGATGGCAGCACCAAGAATCAATCTACCTAAAAACCAATTGCAGCAAAGAGCTAGGACAGTAGATCCTGTCGATAGGGATCTTAGTAGAGTTCTAACCGCACTAAATATCGCATCAACGGCCTATGGTATTTCGGGTAAGATTGATGCTGCTGACCTACAAGAGAGAAAAATGGAGCACGTGGAAGCTCAGACAGCTTTAGCTGAGAGGGAGCTTGAGATTAAGCCGACAGCTGAGGAAGCAAAAGCAAGTAGAGAAGCAA